TGTGAAAAACTCCGAGCCAGCGCGTTGTGCCCCAATTCTAAAGGTAGCTGACGTAACCGCCCGCTGATTAGCGAGCGTGGTCGAACCTACAATTTTGCCGTCGATATATGCTTTAAGTAACAGAGTTGAAAAATCGTACACCATGGCCAAATGATGCCATGTCCCATTAGTAAATCCGGGATTGGGTATGGTGACTGTAGCGTCAATGGCGGAAGCGGAGTTTGTTGCTTGCCACAAAAGATCGCCGTTTGTTGAGTTTTCTAATTTGAAACCGCGATCTGAAGCCGATGCCTCTTGAGCAAACAACAAAGCAGGGGATACCGGCGTCCAATCTGTAGCCTTAAACCACCCGCCACATGCCCATGACTTACCATTGCCCGGATTGAAAAAGGCATTTGTGGAACTAAAGTTGTCATTCACGCCGTCAAGATTCGCGGCAAGATTTGATCCGCCGAAAATGTTGGTGCCCGTAAACGCTGTCGATCCGTTGTTAGTCAGGTCTTTCGCGTTCGCTGTATTGTCGTCCAGAGAATCAGCCGCAAGATTGAAAAAGCTGTATTTGCTAGTCGTAATATCCGAAGGAAACGAAGCCGCCCCCAGAACATGCCCCGCCTGAATCTGCGAAGCACTCCCCACCGCGCCTACCGCTTGCGACAATGAATAGACTTTGGGGTTGACGGCTACCGGATTATTCGCGTGAACCTTGGCTGCAAAGGTAGTGAAGTCGGAGCTACTATAGGCACCGCCAGTGCCTAGAGCCGTACCGATCGGGACATACCTGGACAGGTTTACAGCGGTCGGGTAAGCGGTCAGCAACACGAAGTTTGCTTGCGTTATCTGATAGCCGCGCCTGGAACCGATACCAATAGATTGTTCTGCACCGAGTGTATTCAAATCGATGTAGAGGTAATGAACCTGAGACGCCGCTGTACCGTTTAGCGTCAGCAGGTTTACAGTAATATCTACGCCATAGGTAGGCGAGTTGTATGTTGCCAGTTCGCGCCCATCATTCAGCTTTAGATACCCGCCGTTTATCGTCGCGACGTTTGCTGCGATGGATTCGATTCTAAATGAAGTATCACCGCCACCCGTCGACGCTTGCCACTCCAGGCCGGTCGCTGTCGCGCTATTTGCCACGAGTACGCGCCCATTTGCTCCGACTGGAAGCCTGGCCGCAACCGTTGCATCATGGGTATAAATATCGCCTTTCGTCGTCAACGGCGCAGGCACGTCGTCCCATTTAAGGCCGGTCAATTCTGCCGAATCGGCAACTAGCACTTTACCGTCGGCCCCTACTGCCAAAGCGGAAGCAGTCAATCCGTCGTGACTTACGATATCACCCTTGTTTGCTGCGGGGGACAATGCGTCATACCCGCCCAAGGCCGTACCAGACCCGGTGCCGCCGCTCCCGATAGGCAAAACCCCAGTTACGTCCGAAGTCAAATCTACTGCGCCAGATCCCGCGCGTTGCTCCCAGGCGATTGCAGAGCTACCGAGGGTGCCGCCGCTGTCAGAGATACAAAGCCAGACTGTATCCTCATAAAGGGTGCCTTTTTCCACGGCGACAACTGCCGTCGTCAATTCATCCCATGCGTTAGCATCACTCGACCGCGACCATGCGCCCGCCGCTGAAACGTAAATGCCGTTTTGCGACGGCGTGCTCTGGCTTTTAACCAGGACGCGACTGGCAGAAGTCAAAAACCCGTCAATCGTTTGCTCACCTGAAAGGGTGATATTTGCAGTTGTCGCTACATCTACAGGGTCTTTAAACTTCTTGCCCTCAAAGGCAGCCGTGATATCGGCAGTCGTCGCCACCGTCCCAGATGTAGGAAACGTCGCCGAGCCGTTTACACCTGTGCCGCCTTTTGTCGTCGGCAAGATCCCGACGAAATCGGCAGGGCCGAAGGGAACATCGGCAGGAGTCGATACGTTTGTACCCTCTGCGAATTGAACTTTTTTAATTTCACCGGCCATTGTTTACCCCTAGAAATTAGGCAAGTCTATCGCCTCGAATGACGATGATGATGCACTTATCGTTTTCGATACTATCATACAATCTACATATGGCTGATTGTTCGGCAATTTATCATTGTAAATTCTCAACTGATCGCCCAACTTTAAATCAGAAATTGACGCGGCAACAGTAAAAGAATATTTCGCACGCCTTGCCGAATTTAATTTAGAAACTCTATCCATTGACCCGCTCATGCTCTCAAGAACATGAGTAATATATTTTGTTTTTCCGGCGCGGTAAATTAGCTCGCTGCTTTCGTCTATTTTTATAATCCTGGAAGTGTCGCCGCCAGACGATGAGTACAACAATTGAGAGTTGTTGAAGTGTGGATTAGTCGCCTCAATTGTTGAATAGATATCCTGGTATTCGACCAAAGCGGAAAAATCGCTATAGTCTTTCTTCTCAAGTGTAATCGTAGGCGAAAGAGCCTCGAAAAATTTGTACTCTATTTCGTTTGAATCATTTACCGTCAAATACCCGCCCGTGCTCTCAAGTATTTTACTGGCGTAGTCAGTATATGTGCCGATATCACCGCTGCCCATAAATGGGACTGTAAAGCATGTATTCACGACAAGCGCGCTGGCGGCAGCGGAGAATGACGCCGAATTCGTTGCCATGCCCGACGCTTCTACCAGTTTTTTAAGCACGTTCGCATGATTTAAATCTTCATTAGATACCGCATAATATGCAAAAGTATCTTTATTGGGGTCGAATGGGTCTGGCGTGAATATCGACGAAAAATTACTTTCGAAAGTCGCAGATAAACTCGCGACAATAAACCCGCCGCTGTCCGATAAAGTGTAATCTCTGTTTTGAATTAGGTTTACTGTGGTATTACCGGAACGAAGATAAAGGGCAAAAGCCTTTCTTGCCGTAAATACGCTAGAAGTCGATGCAGGGTAAGTACCGAAAACGCGAAATTGAGTAGAAGAGACGATTTCTACAATCACCGCGTAGTACGTTACCGAGGATTCAACCCACTCCACATTCTGCCCATAGTAGAGATTGCTGTGCGACGTTACGTTGAAAGTCCTTATCAGGCCGGATGTGCTTGTTGACGTGACAGAGCCTATACTTTGAACCTTAAGAGTTGTCGGAGATGCGTCATTCGCGTTGAGGAACCCACAATATACTCGGCGAAAAGCGCCAACAAAAGGCTGAAATCCTGAACCGTAAATGCCGTTAAAGAATTTTGAAGTCTCTGAAATTGTCCCGACATTCAAACCGAAATCATGGATGCCTACCTTTTGCAAGTGCCTTAAAAAGGGTTTCCCGTCGTCTTGTGGACGGAAAGAAACTGTGTAAGACGGGTAATAATAATCTACATTGGCTACCGACTTACTGTTTATGGTTTGGAATTGTGCTTTTTTTTGTAGCTTGTTAAATGAGTCGAGAACATTTATCTTCACCTTACCGTTTGATATTGCAATTGATGCAGTCTCACCAGTAAAGACCAGCTTTGAATTGCTACTGTCATTAATGCAAAGCCAAATCTTTACCTCTTGTCGATACAGAGTCGAACTTCCACTTGTATACTCTGCGATCCAGTTCCCATCGTTTACCAATTCGATTTCGGTATCTGAAATAGAAAATACACCGGCAGTAATGTCTGCGATGGACATTGTGACCGATGGATATGATGAAACAAGCGCCAGCCACGGCACAGAAGTCTCTGCCGTTGTCGGGTCGCGCGGTGCGTCTTTTTGTGCCGTCCCTGTAAAATGAAGATACTCAACAGTGAAAAACTTATAAAGCCCGCTGGACTTCTCTACGAAAATTTCATTTTCTGATTCGTCTAATGTGTATTCATTGGTCGCTGGAGGGTAGCTCAAGACTTTTGTTAATTTTGTGTCGCTTGGCGTGTTAATAGCCAAATCTGATGGGTAACTTCTATAGACTTCACCCGGAAATTTTGTATAGGCATAGCGATAGATCCCGCCGCCGACATGCACAAGAGAGCTAGTTATTTCCTTCCTTATACCTATACGAATGAGCATAAACCGCTCACTCGCTGGCTTTTCTTTTTCAGTCGCAAAAGTCAATGAGCACCTGCCACGGTCATATAAACGGCAACGTCATTGCCGGAAATTCTGTTACTAACAGATGATCCGTAATCGCAAACTGCCGCGATGTAATGGACAACGCCGTTGCGGGTATAGCCTGAAGTCTCGAGGCGCATTTGATAGGTCAGGTCAGAATCCAGAGGTACGTTGTCAAAGTCAAACCGCACGTTGCCGATCCAATCGCCAGCGTAAAGGCCGGAGTCGGAGTTAAATTCTACCCACTCCGATACCGCAAATGGGCTGTCATAACGGGTCGCGCCGTAAATCTTGAGCCTCATTTTCATATTAGATGAAGGCACGCCAGCGACGTAAACACCTAGCGTCAAGTGAATTAATTCCTGATTTACTGCCACCTGGAACGCGCCGATGTGCTCGCCGGGTGCATCAATCACCTTCAATTTGTTTACGGCAGGGAATTGGTAATAGCTCATACAACCTCGTCAACGCTGAGCGAAGCCGAGAAATAGCCTCGAATGATATGAGTCAATGAAGGCGTCTCAGTAAATCGCACGAGCTTAGTCACTTCAGAATGGCCGCCAAACACCAGCAACTCGGGGTCGATCGACATAAAAAATGGGTCATGTATGCCGTTATCGTAAAAGAATTGCTCCACGTCCCGGCGCTCATCGTCGTAAATGAATTGAATTTCACCTGATAGCGTCCAGACTTTAGGCCGCAGGTCGAAATATTTCGCGCCGTTTTCAGACACTAAAACGGTTGAATTATCCTGATACCGCACGTTAAAGCCGTTGGATATAGAAGTGCTCTCAAATTTTATCGCGGTAGACACCGAAGCAAATCCGATTTTTAGTGCGGTCGGGCCGCCTGGATTTGCGCGGTCTTTTATAAGGAGCCGCCAATACCTGTGTGATGCATCCGGAAAAGCGAAGGCCCCGGTGCCGTCAACACTCAAAGCCTCATCGGTAGGCGGCGCAGTCCATACGTTTAAATTGTTACCTTGAATCCTGATATCTGCCGCGCCTGAAAACCCAAACGCCTCGGCGATAGGGCCGACGATTCCGACAAATCCGATCTCTTGATTTATGCCGAGGTCTAAAGTCAGATACTCATAGTGATGAATCCGCGCCTCATCAGATGTGTAAGGCCCTGCCGTATCGGTCGCGGAAGTGAAGCCGATCATATCCCATGCCGCATCGGTAGTCTGAGACACCCTGACAACCTTTGTACCGCTGGAACGGTCTATAGTGAAGCGATATGTCGTGGTGGAATAGGTGCAAGTCCAGCTTGACGACGACGCATTAAGCTGCGTCTGGATATGGCTCGCAAGCGTCGTCCCGGTGTATTCGGCACTCGTCAAGGTTATCGTCTTATCCGTGCCGTCGTTAATGTAAATCTTGTTTTCAGTTGCCGACACAATGAAGTTGCCGCGAAAAAGTCCGTAAACCCCGCGCCTATCGTCGTAAATGTTGGCAATCGGGTATGAGGAATTAAACGTGCTACTCGAAAGAATAGACGTAGGCAGAAAATTATTATTACCGAACCGAATCCCGCTCATACTGAAAGCCTCGCACGCTGCCGCGACTGTTGCAACACGATATCAGCGATCGTCTTGCCATTGACCTCTGCACTTACTTCGGTCGTCATGGGCACCGAAAGCAGGTCGATAAGTTGACCAAGTAACCCTACGACCTCCGAGCCGCCGCCGCCGCTATTTGCTAAGTTGAATAGGCTCGATTGCTGGCTGCGATTCAAGACCATTTCCCCAGGGGTCAGCATGGCTGGCACAGTATCAGTTCCACGTGGAACGAAGCCATTTGCAGCGTAAACGATCCCGCCTTTTGCGAGGAAATCCAGAGGCGTGCCGGTGCCTGAGATAAGGCCGCCTGATTTTTGCGGGCCTGAACCGCCAGGTACTTCGATTTTAAATGCGTCGAGGAAGTCGATAATCGGCTTAAATGCGGCATTTACACCGTCAAAAAGCCCTGCGCCCCTGAAAAAATCTATTACCGAAGCAAATGCGCCGCTAATCAGGCTTGAAAAGTCTATCGTAAAAAAGTCGCGGATCGGCGCCAATATCGCCTCGCCAGCGGTCACGAAAGCCTGTGGGATTTGTGCTAAAGCTTGGCCGAAGAATGATATTATCTGTTGCCCGCCCGCGATGAATGCGCCGAAAATGCTGTTATAAAGTAGGCTTCCAATATTGGTGAAAGTTGCTAACAGCTTATCCCCAACCGTGACAAAGCCGGACGCTATCTTAGAGCCGATAGTCTCAGGGCTGAAAGACGAGCCGAATTGCACGCCGATCTGCTTACCGATGTTCTTAGCGATAGCCTCGCCGCTCATCGCGCGCGCTATAGCTATACCGATCTTGACCGCGCCGCCTTTATTTACAAGGCTGTCAATGAGCGCCTCAACAAATACCGGCGCGGATTCTGCGATAGCTTCCACTATGACCGGAACCGCTGCCGTAAACTCTTTCACGAATTTTTTAGTAGCGTCCGGCCCTTCGGCGAGTTTTGAAATCAGGCCGCCAACCGCCCCGCCGATACCGGGCAGCAATGAATCGGCAAACGCGCCCGCGCCCGCAGATATCAGGGATTTTGCGCCCGCCGCACCCTCAAGAACCTTAGAAACAAAACCAACGCCAAGGGCCGCCGATTCTTGCGCTTGCTGGCTGATGTCCAAAGGCTGAATATCGAGTTTCTTCACCGTAAAAGTAACGGGGTCGGCAGCAATATCAGCGATTCTTTTGCGCGCTTCCTCGGCAGCTTTCTTCGCATCCTCGATTAGCTGCTTATTTGCCTTGTCGCGTAATTCAATTTCTTTAAGGATTTGATTTTTTGTGATCTGTAAAGAGGCTTCGCGTGCCTGATTTGCAGTTAGCGCACCTTCTTTTACAAGTTGACCTAGCTTTTTAAATGCTTCCTCTGCATCCAGAACAACCTTTTGGGTGTCGGTTGCTCCGGTCTTTTTTAGGTCGGCTAGAAACTTCTCGCCTTCCTCGCGTAGCTTTTCGGTGTCTTTTGCCGTTTGGACGATTTGGCGACCGAGCGCCGCAGTAGATTTTTCAGCCTTTTTTGCACCTGTATCAACCGCCTCTGTCGCGTCGAATACGCCCTGCGAGAACTCGTCAACTGCCACTGAAACCTTTTCAAAAACCGCGTCGATTTTAGATATAGATTCGGTCGTGTCTTCTGAGAAGTTTGCAGCTTTTAGGGCAGCTTCGTCGAAAAACTCGGAGAATGCTGAGCGGCCCGTGACCTTTTCTATCGCTCTTGCAATGTCTCCAAAGGCTGCGAATACGGCGGCGGCGGTTTGAAGTGCCGATTCTGCTACAAACCCAAACCCTGCAACCAAGGCGCGCAAAGAATCTACCGCGATAGATATGCCGACTACTAAAGCCTTTACGCCGAAATTTATAAACTCGGTAAACGCCTCTTGATTGTCTTCGACTACCTTTTGCAAGGCTTGAAACAATTTGCCGATGCCATTTATAACGGCAACGACCGCTTTATTTTGTGTTATAAGCGTCCCAAACGCCTCGCGGAAATTCTCAAAAGCATTAGACGCCTGCTTGACCGCGCCCGCATAGGTCTGAATTTCTTTATTTGCCGCGCCGGAAAAACGCTTCCCAAGCAACTCAACAGCCTCGCCAGCGGCAAGTTGCTCTTTGGTGAGCCCTTTCACCTCCGGCACAAGCTTACCAAGTGCTTTGACGTTGCCGGAATACGAAGCGGTAAGTTGCTCGACTGCCGCTTCTAGCTCGACACCAGTAGCGGACGCCAAATCGGCTGCGGTGCGTGTCAATTCTAAAGCTTGCTGATTCGTGATCCCGTAGGATTTAGCCAGAGCCGCTGCGGCTAATACGGCGTCGTCACCGAATTTAGTCGTGCTTTCTAACTCGCTGGCAAGATCATTAAAAGCCTTAGCGGCTTCCTCGGTGTTCTCACCTGTGGCGATCATCTGCGCTTCAAGGCGCGCGAAGGCTTGCTCCTGAGCTACTGCACCGGCAATTCCTTCCTCGAAAAAGTTAAGCACCCCGCGCGCGGCAAGAAACCCTACCGCAGCAACCGCGACACCCTTTAAAGCAGAAAAGGCCGATTCCATTCTTTTAGTGGAATTTACCGCATTCTTTTCTAGGTTGGCTAAGGATTTGATCGCCGCTTCGGTGTCTATCCCTACTTTTAGAGAAACATCGTCGGCCATGATTAACGCTTCCTTGCGGTTTTCTTTTTTGCCTTGGCAGCTTCTTCGGCTTGGATTGTGTCTATTGTTGCCTCAATAGTAAGAAACGCATCACACATCCAGGCCGGTATCTGGTCGGCTTGCAGAGTAATCCCTAACGCCGCAAGCCGTTTTCTCTCAGAGTACAGGTTGATTACTTCCGTCGCCTCGACACCATTAAACCCACGCAATCCGTGATAACCGGCGCGCACCGCTTGCCGTATCGAGGCTACAGAGGGGAACCGACCTCGTATTTGCCGATCACGCGCTGGGCGCACTCGGTCAATACCGCCACCATATCAGAATCGTAATTCAATTGGTCGAAGGTCTTAAACTCGAAACCGTCCTTTTCCCTTTTGATAGCGACCTCTGCAATGTAGTCACCCAGTTTTTCGCCGATAGACTGCATAAGCTTCCTGCCGCGTGCGGTCATTCTTTTCTGAGCTAACGCCTTTTCGGCATCGCTGATCGGCTCTTTACCGGGTTCGCCCATGGTTTCGTCTATCAAGTCGTCGCTGTAAAAGGATAGACGCTCGGCGTAGCTCGGCATTTTCAAAATGACGTGCCCGCTGTAGTCCTTGCCAGAACATAGTTCTGGCGTAAATTTAACCTTCATAAATCCCCTTTGATTAAACGTAGCCGATATAAAACTCACCCTCGCCTGAGTCATTGACGTAGGCGGTCAAGGTCATTTCCAGAACCGCAAGGCCATCGGCGTCGGCGACTGCGAAACTGGTCACCGTTGCGGTCGGGCAATATACCGCCGCGACCTTTCCGGGCGTCCAATTGGTGCCGGTCTTCGGGCCGCAGGTCATTTGGAATTTGGTGTTAGAGCCTTCGCGGAAGCGGCGCCACATATCGGCGTCGTATTGGCTAAGGCGTGCGGTAATGTTGATCTCGAAGGTGCGCTCGGTAATGATCGACCCCGACTTGCCGGATTCTGCGCAAAGGCTGGTCAGGTCGGCTTTGGTGTTCGACCCTGAAATAGATACGTTTGAAGCCTCAAAGCAGAGATAATCAGCCGTGTCGCCAACCATGACTTCAATATTTTTGGCCACGTTCGGATCAACTGGATCATAGCTTGCGGTGAACGGGAACGCGAAGTTTTGCGCGTTGTCAGAGGTGTAAGTCAAAGCACCCGTATCGTTTGCCGCGACCAGGAAACCCAGTTTCGTGCCGATGGAATTTGCGGCGTTGGTGCCGGTGTTCCAAAGGAGAGAAAGCACCGCAGAGGTTGCCGTGGCAATGGTGAATTTGCCGGTCGTATCGGAGTAGGTCACTGTGTAGTCTTCGGCTGAAACGTCATTCATAGCCGACTGTAGAGCGTCGGCCAATTGATGCGGGTCTTTAAACCACTTCTCCGAAACCACTGCGGCGAATGTCCCGCCGTCATCTGTGAAGTCCAAATATTTAGACGTGGCAGTGATTTGGATCGGGTTGAAATAGGCCGAAAGGCCCTCAATAGAATAGTTTGCGTTGATAAACTCACCGGCTGCGGCGTCGATATTCATTGACGTAACGCGCCCGCCAGCCATCATTTCAATCGCGCCGCCGTTACCGAGGTACGCCCAAAGGTTAACGGTGGGGTGCCCGGTGTTTGCCGGTTTATAAAGGACGCATTGCCCGAGGTTCACGCCCGCAGCGGGTGCGGTCGGAAGCTGGAACCCGATCGATAAGTCATTGCTTGCGATCGAATCAATAGGCCTAACGCGATATCCGTTGGTCGGGTCTTTGATAAGGAGAAATTCCCCGCGCTCAAAGGTTGCGCCTTCTCCGGTATCAACTTTAACGACGGTCGTCGTCGATGCCGCAACGGTATCATATTCGGCAACTGCTGCTGATACGCCACCCATAAACGACTCAACCAACTCGCCATAGTTTGGTGCCGTTCCAGCCGTGCCGGAAGCCTTGAGGTAATGAGATAGTGATGCCGTTGGGTTTTCATTCCCAAGGATAGTCTTTGCAGCGCCGATGGATGCCTTTACTTCGGCATTATCCAGCGTGTCAAAAGCTGGCTCCATGGTGAAATCGTCCTGGATCGCAATGGCATCAGCCCCGCTTGTTGGGACAACGGGCACGCCTTCTGTAACTTCTTTTTTAACCGCTACGACGGTCGATCTGGTCTGAATATTTGCCATTGCTTAAACTCCCTGTTAGCTAGGCGTTTCTTCGTATTCTACTTGTACGGTCATTTCTAAAGCCAAAAATTTCAGCCTGTCGCCGTCGATAAAGTTTAAACCAGAATCGGCGATAAGCGTTGACTTAATAGCGTTACCAGATAGCGTATTGCTCAGGTAAATAGCTTTTCTCAATTTGTCGTGGTCGTCTAGTATTTCTTTTTCAAGATCGGCCCTGATCCCAGTATTGTTCTGGGTCGTCAATACCTGGCGAACCAAGGTTATCGTAAAGTCTCTCTGCCATGTCACGAGGCAACCTAAATAGCGTTGCGTGTCGGTGCCGGGGCCGATCGAAATCCCAAAACCCGCCCGCTGATGCAAAAACGTGTTGGTATCTATAACGTAGGGATTTGGAAACCGCATGTAATCGGGTAGCTCGGTCGATACGACCGTGACCAAAGCGTCATAAATGTCGGAAATTTTCGTCATTACCTGCGCCCAAAGTGGGTTGTAATTTCGCGTTCACAGGGTTCTAGCCTCGCGTTCGCATTTTTATCAGTGTTGAAATATTTGATATTCAGGGCTGCATTGTAGTCCTTGCCAGCTGCCGCCCGCAATTCGGCGTAAGGTGTACCGAACGAAGTGTAAACCAATTCAGCGACCTTATGGCAAGCGGCGTCCTGGAGTAAGGCCCAGTCAAGTAATTCTGATCGGCTGCGGATCACGTCGCGCTTTTTCAGGTCGCGGATAATGTGCTCGGCGGCCATGTAGTGTTGCTCATCCCAGGTTGTCTTGCCTGTCTCAAACCCTGCTTTTATGTCGGCAAGGGAAAGGTCAGGGTAAAAGCTGTAAAGCACATCGTCGCTTGAAAAGCGTTGCCCGACGTATTTTAAAGTTGTCCCGATAGAAAAGTTTCCCGGCCATGAAATCCTGAGCCAGTAACGCCAATAGATTTTATATGCGGTCAAGCCCGCCACATCTTCGGTAGTTTGCTCAAGATCCCAGCCTTTAAGCCTATCCGTCGACCAGGTAATGCGACCAGAGGCTAACGCGCCGTCGGTTTCGTCGATAATGTCGACGACGTTTTGCCAAGCGTTGCCCCACCAAACTTGAATAGTCGGCGCAAGCTGATTTGTATTCAGCGTGCCAAACTCAAACCACAGATTATTGAATGGGGCGATTGAGCCGATATAAAGGTAAGATCCAGAGGTATAGGCGAAAGCCTGAACCCCAGCGCGGAAGTCGTTTACCTTCGGCGAGATGTCTATAGAGTTGTAAAGGACTCGCTGATCTTGCACGGCTTCCAGCCTTTCGCTAATAGTTTATTCTTAAATTGACCTGGTGTCATCATGCTACCGCGTTCGCCCAAGCAAATCTCGGCGGCAAATTCCACGCAAAACCTATCGCGTCGCGATTCAATTTGATTACCTCGCAAGAAACAGTGAACGCCTCGTTGTTCGTTAGTGAAAGTTTAACATTGCCCATGGAAACAATCACAGACGTTGCAACATCCAAAGCGTCGCCTATCCTTGCGTAAAGGGTATCGGAAACGTCACTTGAACCTTTACGGTAACAATAAATCTCAAAAGCTTTAAAAGCCGTATTTGTTGGGTTTTTTAATTGGACGTAATATTTTGTCGAAGAGAATCCAGAGAGCGGAACAGTGTCAACGTCAACGCTTGTCCCCGCTGGAATAGAAGAAGACACCCGCGCCCATAAACCAGTAGACGGCGAAGATGAATTAATTACCGTCATGCTATCTCTTCCACGTTCACGCTAACCGTTCCGGTTTCGCATTTTCCGTAGATCAATATGCCGTCGGTTATGTCGTATTGCCTCTCCCCGCCGTCGGGCTGGATTGTCATGCCTACGAATCCAGCTGCGCTACCGTCAAAGTTAAGTTTAACCTTCACGCTTGATTCATTTTGTATGGCTATGGCGTTTCGGTTTGGCAGCGGTGTAGCTGGTAATGCCGTCCAGGTTACCGCATTTAAAGTCACTGTAGAATTTAAACCGCCAATATTAAGGCCGGAAGGCTTTACTTGCCCGTCAACTCTGACAGCAGTTTGACCTGGCGCATGGTCGATAAATTTCTGGTATTCGCGCGTTGTAATTTGTTCAGGTAGCGCCATTCACTTCACTCTAAGCAAAAAAGGGACTAGGCGTTAACTTAATAACGCCAAGTCCCGACCACTTTTGGATTAGGCTTTGATGTATTCGATTACAAACTTGACTTTGCCTGCGGTCATTGCGGCGGTGCCGATTGCCATGACAACCTTAGAGCCGCTCGCAAGTTTCACAGGGACCGAAAGCGTGTTCGGCGTGCCTTCGATAGCGAGTGGCAAAACCACTGCGCCAGCGGTTAGGGACGCTACCGCGCCTTGGGTCGTCGTCATAAAGGCGTCGTCGTCGCCGGACGTGCCGACCTTAAGGGTCGCCGACCCGCCGGAGGTACAAGCGGTTTGAACGGATGAATGAAAGTGGGTAATGACGATATCAGAACCCGCCTCGAAAACATCAAGGGAGCCGACCGCGCCGCCGTCCTGGGAGAAATCCCATTCGGCTGCGACAATCTCTTTTGCCATGGTAAACGTAGGGCCAACTTTTTTATATGTTTTGATCGCTGCCATCTTTTTTCACCTTCTTAGTTTTTGTTGTGCGTATATCGCCCATGATATACGCCGCCGATCTGTTGCCCACTTGAACTATGGATACAATTTTGATCGGCGTCCTGATTTTTTTCAAGTCGTCTACGAGGGCTTGCGGTGAATCCGACATGATTACCGCAAGCGACTCGTAAGGATTTAAGGAATCAAATTGCATTAGCTGTTATAGACCTTGATGTGCTTAACATCGCCGTTGATGCCAAGTTTCGCGCCGAACACCATATCGACCGACATCACAACGCCAAATTTCTTCTGGCTGTGAAGGTCGGATAATTTAATCTGTACTTCGGTTTGGCTTACCATGTGCATAAAATCAGGGTGGAACAACAGGCCATAATCAGCGCTGCGGCTGTTGTCTTCAAAGATGCTAAACCCGAAACGCTTCAATCCGACCTTGCCGCCGACAACAGGGGCATCGGTTGCGCCATAATCGGAGCTAGTCAGAGTCGCGGCGTTCAATACGTCTCCATAATATTGCGGGTCGAGAAGGCAATACCACCCTGGCATATCTGGCCATTTTGCTTTTGCTGCCAAAATGCGGGCTGCGGATAGTTGCGATGCGTTAAAGTCAGTGACTCCAGACACATCATGATCGGGCGCAGATGTCGAAGGTGCTACCAATGAATAAAGGTAGTCATTGATTTGCTTATTCATCGCGTAAAGCAAAGCAGCCATGACTTCCGGGTTGTCCTGGCTGATTTGCGATTGCAATTCCACGAGGTCTTGAAACTCATAGGCTGCAACCGCACGCTTATCGGCTTTGATATCGACATAAGAAGTCGAAATGGTTTCGGTGGAAAAGCTATCTGCGTTAGTCCCAACGGTCAGAAGTTGTCCGTTAGGCGCGTTGACCTGTGACACCTTAACGGTATCGCCTTGGCGAGCAATCGCGCCTTGATATTGCTTGGACACCAAACCACCAAGCAACAGGCTTTCGCGGAGTTGCTTAGTAAAAAGCGGCGACCAATACTTTTGAATCTGCTGTTGGACTTCTGAAAGCGTTGTAACTGACATTTTAAATCACTCCATGATTTATGTTATTTGTTCCGGCTTCCACTTTTTCATATCTTTAAGTGGTAGCTTTTTCCATTCCTCGTGGGAAATAGTAGTAGCACCATTACCAGGCGCATGATTTGGCATCCCTGCCCCTGGCTTTCGTAACATTTCCGGCCATTCTTTCTTGACATTCTCAACAATTTTGGTGACAGACATCGGCTCAATTTCGCCGTCTTCGTTCAACACAACATCGTCGATATGCCCGCCCAGAACCGAATACCACTTTTGATCTACCGGCGCGCCAAGCCCTCGGACAATTGCGCCTAGCTTTCTTGCTGAACGCTCTTTATCCTCAAACGCCTTGAGTTGATCTGAAGCCGCTTTTGCCTTCTCACGTTCTAAGTCGAGAAGTTTTTGCAGTTCGCCTTTTTTCGCCAGGTCTGCTTCCTCAGCGGCCTTGCGGTCGGCGTCGATCTGTTCAAGTTTCGCTTGTAGCTTTTTCTTTTCGTCGAGAAGTTTCCGGTGCGTGTCATACGAAACGGATTCTTTCAACTGGTTGGGAGTGTTCGCAGAACCCTCGCCGCCGGATTGACCCGCAGGGTCAACGTTTTCAGTGGTCATTCTATGTTACCTCTTAAAAAGGGAAGTTTTCAATATCTTAATGGCCTTTAAGATATCCGCGCAAGCCTTTTCAAGAGATCGGTGAACCGTCGCCGGTAGTATCGCACCAGTTGCCCGTGCTCGGCTTGGCTGAGGTTCATAAACACTCGGCCACGTTTTGCGTTGTACTCGGCGATCTGTTCGTTTGTTTTGTCGGTATCGTAGCGAGAACCTTTAGGCCCAAGGGTCACGCTGCCGTCGGTAACGGTCAGAACCCTTACAGAGCGTAGCATCTGGCCGGTCAAGGTGAGGTTGCTTTTCTTCGGGCGCGTCGTCGGGTCGAGCGGGTAAGTTTTTCTTAGCTTGGCGTAGCGGTCTGACCATTTGATAGAGGAAAGTGCAAACCTGGAACCGAATGACGTCTTGACCCCATAGCCGAGGCGCGTGCGCTTTACGATAAGGCCCACGGCGACCGCACCAAGCGCCTCCATTTCTCGGCGTGAGACAGCTTTGCCTAGCTTCTCCTGCAAGCCTTTAAAGACTTTTTTAAGGTCTGTTTCAGCGGTCATTTTCAACCATTTCTATGATTTTCTTAAGGTCGGCTCGTTTGATCCCGAGGAAGCGCCGCGCCTTCTTAGGGTCTGGGTCGCCGCCGTAGCTGCCAAGAATGTTACCCTCGGCGCGGTCGGCTTCCTCGGTGCCGCTGGGGATGCCTACGATGATTTCCCCTGGCTTATCCTTCAGAAGGGAAATCGAAGCCAGCATGTCGCCTGATAATTGAAGGTCGACCTTGCCCGCAGACTTACCGGCGTTCTTAAAGTCAAGGCTTTCGATATACGACTTTGAATATTTTGGAAACCGCTTGCCGTTGATGTCCTTGCCACCCATGGTGCGGTCGACCATGTGCTCTATCACAAGGTCAGCGACCGCCTCACGTTGCGCTTTCGTTAGCGTCTTCGGCAGGGTCAGCGGGATTTCCGTCACCTTCGGCATTGATTACCCCTCTTTCAGCTTCGATCTCGGCAATCAGTTCATCTATCTCCATATCGCCCATTTCAGGATTCAGCTTCATCAGCGCGCGCCGCCTGGAGATAAACCCCGCCGCGTATTCCTCTTTCAAATCGCGTGCAGTCTGGCCGCGCGATTGCTGCGGAAGCTGAATTGCAAACTTCGTCGCTACGGTCGCGGTCGGCGTCCAGCGTGCCGGGTTGTCGATCATGCCGGTTTCAGACCAATATGGGTGCATCGCGTTAAGGGTCAAATCCCATAACTCCACCTCGGCCTTTTGGAATATGGTCGTTTGCTTCTGACGTGCCTCATAGGTGTCCATTTCGTCGATCAACTTCGATATACCGGATGCAAAATTCTCTGCCGAAAGATCGCCAAGGGCGCCCGCGCGTATACCCTGCGTAGAAAGCCAGATAGTAAGCTGCGATTGAATCAGTCCGAGCACTTGCTGATAATCAACTTGCGGTTTGATGGTGCCGATCTCAGGCTTTTTGTCAGAGGTCGGATCTGACTTTAAAGACCAGAAAGCATTAGGCGCAAACTTAATATTTTCGTCGTTTACGTCGATCCCGTAAATGATTGAGAAGCACTGGAACATCGCCGAGAGGTTCAGGTCAGATGTCATGAGCGGCAATAGCTTTACCATTCTCACGATGTCGGTATCTTGCTGCGGATAAAGGCAATCGTCCGATTTGTTGATATAGACGAAAGGCAAGCGGCCCACAGGATTCACGCCTTCGACGTTGTTAAACTCTGCCATGATGTCCAGGCGCGTTTTGCCTTCGCTGTCTATGACCATAAAGCTGTAGGCATCCCACACCCAATAGATATCAACGTCGCCGCGCTTGCCACCATAGACGATTACACCTGTAGGCTTTTCCGGCTCGATAGGGTCGAACGAATAGACGACGAAGCGGTCGTTCTTTATCACGCGAAGTCGCGGCATCCCTTGCGCGACATAAGGGTAAATTAAAGATGTCTTCGTTAGGTTGAATAGCTCATTAGCTTTGTTCATTTTGTCGTTCGCTGAGTAGCTTTTGACGTACCAGTCGAGCAATTCTTTATCGGTCATCGACCCGTCGACTACTTGCCGCGTTACTGCTGTCTGGTAAATGTTTGTCAGCTTGTCGATAATCTTAGGTAGGATATTGATCGGCGCGAGCCGGAACATTTGTTGCTCGAACACTTGCGGCGAAAGAGACTTTTTAAGATCGGCAATTACGTAATCGGCCAGGTTGCCGTTGAAGATGTCGAGGAGCACATGGTTGTGAGCAAGGTAGGGCTTCCGATCATTGACTAAATCTAAAGCCTGTTGCGCGGTAATCATAAAATGGTTGTCCTTTGTTCTGGTCTTGTCGCCTGGGTCGATATCATGACCAGGGCGTAGCCGAGGGCCGTGGTGCAATGCTGGTAAGATTTCGAATCGTCTTCTATAATATTCGCACCCTTTTTCATTTTTACAAGTCGCAAACCTTCATCAACGGTCTTAGCCTTCTCGTAAACCCATAGCCTTGTCTGACCCGCAGCGTTGCGGCAGTAGGCATTGACGCGATTATGCCTTGTGCGGATCGGCGGGTTGGCCGGCGGCACCAGGTATTGATATTTGAGGCCGCGACGGTCGAAGTCGCCACGGATGATATCATAATCGGATTTGACTGATCTCGTGTCGCGATTCTTTCCCGCAGCGTCGCCGCAAATCATATATTCCCACTCGGGCCGAAAATACCCCTTGGCCGCTGCCTCGTCTAATGTGTCAGCAGTGCGCGCGCCGTGGACGATTACCTCATCGAATACATGCAACTCATCTGCGATATATTGCATGAGCACGAGTGACATTGGTTTTCCTTCTCCGATATTGAAATCCCACGAAAAAATCACCGGGTGCGAAGGGTCGACCTTATAGTCATAGCGGCGGAATTGTTCGCTGGTGCGGTACTCGTAATAGACAACCTCGCCAGCGATTTCGATCCACTTGCCTTCGAGGTATCTCTCGGCCTCTTTCGGGCTTAAATCCTGTTTAAGTTGGTTAATATACGCCGGATCTAGAAATGGGTTTAGTTCCGTTCGACTATAAAAAATCCGGCGAGAGTCATATTTCTCAGAGCCTTCAATAAAGTATTTATAAACCCAAGATCCCGGCGAATCTGGATTGGTCGCCGCTATCAATACATTTTCTTTGACATGTGGGATACGACGCAACCGCGCCTTTATCTGTTTAAATGCCTCCATCTCATCGTCGTTTGACTCTATAATTTCTTCTACGACAAACATGGACAGCTTAAGGGATCGAAATTTTGCATAAAGCTGATCGGCCCACGATAAACAAATTATTTCCGAACCATTGCACCAGGTGATAGTGTGGCTGGCTCTATTTATTTCGTAGTGCTCGCCCTCATTAAAATCCTCTGAAATATGATCTAAAATCTCGCGCCAAATGGTGCGCTTCAAATCAGGCATAGCCCTACGTCCAAGCGCAACGCGAGCACCCTTATTACGCAAGCAATGGCTTACAGCCAAATGCGCCATGAGCAAGGATTTTCCGCTGCCGTATGACCCTGATAGAAGTATCTCTATGTTTGATTTTGAATAATCAAAATTATAGACGAGTTGTACAACTTCTCTATGATAGGGAAGCACATCGGGGGAAAAGCCACAAAATGTGGGCCTACTAATTATTTTTTCCTGTAAGCCACCCATAATTTTCGCCGTTTCTTATTCTACAAACACTGCTTGTATCAATCCCAAACTCCCTAGCAATGGAGGGGTTGCTATTAATTCTTTTGTCCGAATATATCGCCAAAACTTGCTCATCTGTAAGTTTCCTCGTTTTGGGCGGCCCATCGCTAAATCCGAAATCATATGCGTGTTTGCTATTCTCGCTATAAGTACACGGCTCCAGATTTTCTATTCTGTTGTCATGCCTAATACTATTTTTATGGTTCACACAAGGCTTCATCGACCAATAAAAGAAAGTCTCTCGCATTAATCTATGAACCGTTGAGACGCGTCGCTTTCCTGTTTTTTGGTTATATAGATGCACCATCGGGTAGCCATTTTTATTTAACCCTAATTTCAGATAAAACCAATTTTCCCATTGCACCCGCCTTGCGCCACGTTTTAGTTTAGACCTAACCCTGCCGGTGCTACTTACCTGGTAAACGCCGCCCTGATCTTTCACGTCTAGCCAAATTTCACTCACTTATTCACCGAATAATTCAGCGTAAACTCATTTTTATTTTCGTCAGATTCTTCAGGCGCAAGATCGCGCGCTTCGGCCCAGCGTGCCCTGGTCTTTAGGAAAAATATCGTCATTGCGGGAATCTTTCCGCTAACTGCCATCGCATAAGCGGTCTTCATTACCTGGCCTATCCCGCTATCGCGTCCCTTTGATATGGCGTCAGATATCGTAGGGTCTTTTTCGATCATTCTATCTAAAGTCTTCGGTGAAACACCCATGATATTTGCGATCTGATTAAGGTTGCAGCCGATCCCCGCCAGTTTACCGGCCTGCTCTTTTTCTTTTTCGTTCCAGACAATCGCACCCGACCCCTTCGGGCGACCTGCTTTGCGTTTTGGTTTATCTGTCACTTAGTGCCGCCTTTTTTCCTGTGAATTTTTCCCATCGCTCAAGAATTACGTCACAATACTTAGGGTCTATTTCCATGCCGTAGCACTTGCGGTTTGTCTTTTCGCACGCGATTAGAGTTGAGCCGGAGCCGAGGAAAGGTTCGTAAGCCGATTCCGCTCTTTTACTGAACGCCTCGAGCAACTCTGTCGCAAGATCGACAGGGAAAACTGCTGGGTGCTCGCACTCTATGCCACGGCCTTTATGACGCATGACGCGGATAACCGAATCAGGTATCTTTGTCGCTTGTACCGTGTCAGATATAGCGGTGTACCCGCCCACTACGCCGTCTTTACCACGAAGGCCAGAGCCACTGTTCTGTGTACCAGCATATTTACAAGCTTTAGTTTTGTTTGCCTGGATGGATTTCTTATTGAAATGAAATATAAACTCAAACGCGGAGGCCAACCTACCATTCCAATCGCCCGGTAAACCGGGGCCCTGATCCCATACATACCAGCCGAAACGCCGCCAGCCCATGCTTTGCATGTATTCGAGCCACTGCGCCCAGTAGGGATGCCACTCGTTATCTTTGTGTATCAAGCCAAGATTGACCAAAACTTGCGCGGCATCTGAGACAGGCAAAATGCTAAAAACTCCCGCAAGTAATTCGTACCAATCGTTTACCCTTCCGACTCCATAACACCTCTGTTGCCCGTAAGGCGGGCTGGTAAAGCATATATCCGCTTTCTCGCCATTCATCAGTCTCTCAACATGCTGAATATTTGTGGAGTCGCCGCAAAGCAAACGGTGATTCCCAAGCGTCCACAAGTCACCGGGCTTGCACCGAGTCTCTACATTCTCAGGCACTTCGTCTTCGTCGGTTAGTCCTGTTATTTCGGTGTCTGGTATAATGTCATCCAAATCCCCGACATCGAAACCAATATCTGCCAAATCCGTTCCATCTTCCCTGAGCGCCTGGAGTGTTGACCCGAGGGCTTCCATATCGAACGTGGACAAGTCAGTCGTGCGGTTATCTGCAATCCCGAACGCTGCGGCGTCGGTCGCTGTCATGTCGTCGGCCCTTACTACCTGGATCTCAGACCAGCCGAGCGCCTGAGCCGCTGCCAAGGTGCCATTACCGGCAATGACAATTCCATTTCGCGTGACAATCGGTTTTCTTTGTCCAAAGCGTTTGAGGCTGGCTTTGATCGCTGCCAGGTTCTTATCGTCGTGACGCCTTACGTTTGACGGATCTGGCAATAAGCTGCCAATGGGCACGGATTCTATAAGCATTGCCTTTTCTCCGGTCTTTCATTCTGTAGAGACGTAGGTTTCTCGGCCACAATAGGTGCGAGCATTAGGAGGGTGAGTACGGAAAGAATAGAATTGAAAAGCGTAAAGCAGAGAATTGCGATCTCAATCATCCCGTTTACCCTCAGGGCCGGTGCGCCAATTTACAAAATTGGGTTATTTATTGAAGGTATCGGACTTTGGGAGGTTAAGTCAACCTGCGACATTAGTGGTTATGGTAAGTTGTGATTCCTAAAACCGCTTTAAATCAATCTGCCGTCCGCGCCGTGGTGTGTCTATGCACATCCTCGGCGCTCGGTTTCTGGCCGTTATATGCCAGCCAGGCGTTTGAATTTCCGAACTTGATGAGGCGGCACCCAAGATCGTCAACCGGCGGGTAGCCGCAATGGTCCAGGGCCCTAAATAAAACCTCGGCGGTCGGCAAATATCCTGTTGCTGTTTCAATTGCCCAACGGACGCAGACAGGGTTTTTAGCAATTTTTCCCGCAAGTCCACTGGCGGTAACGATGTTTGCTTTGATCCAATCGACTGCGATTTGAAAAATTTTTTCGTCCATTTAGTAAGTATTTTCCTCCGAGGTATGTCTGTTTATTTTTTAATCATAATAAATAATATCAACACAGTAAGCAGGTAAGTATATATATTTTTTTTTCCTATATATATATATCTTGTATCTCTTATTTATTCTCTTTCTTCTATATTTAAAAGAAAAAGGGTAAACATACTTACCTACTTAAATACTTACATGATTGATTTTATTTATTTTTTTTTTTTTAGACATACTTACCTTGGTGCTTATCTGTTATTTAGTAAGCATGTCTCGACCCTAATTTTTGCCTAAAAAAAAGGCAGATTTATGAGAATCCGCCCTGTGGATAACTTGTATTTTAAGGAAATTGGTTAAAAGATTCTAAGCTATTTTAAGGCGCTTTTCTGAAACATACTTACCTTTGCTCCAGTAAGCTTTCAGCGTCAACGGTCGAATAATCGTCCCTAAAAGAGATACCTTTAAATGCATCAAATACCTTACCGCTTCTTTTTACTGAGCCGTACTTAATCCCGCGCCGTTGTAGGAATTTTTTCCATTCTATTTTTTCTTGACGCTGCAACCCCCGCCGTCTGTACCAATCAACCATCTCCGCCGACGTGACGTAGCCACCTTCTTTGAACGATCCTTGCAGCAATCCCTCATATTCCGATTCATTTTCAGCGGCCAGGTTTTTACTTTGGCCATGGTCAAATGGAATCGGCTCATGATTTGGGCAATTTTCACGGTATAAGGCCAGGCAGGAATGGATAAACGCCGCCGATTCGTCCCACAATTTGGCCTCGAAAGCGTCGTATTCCTTTTTAGATTCGTCGATAGGGTCGATATGGCAATAGATCAACCTACGCATGTCCGAAGCCTCAGAAGCCACAGCAGGGCGTTCATTCGAGAAGAAAATATATTTGCAACTCAAAATCATGTTGTATGGTCGCTCGTATTTTTCTTCGATACTTTGAGGGTCGCCGCCGACCATGGTTTTAAACTCGCCGCCCGTGACGAAATACGAACTTGACCAATCGGAAAAAACAACGCACCGCTTTCCGACTAGGCTGGCTTTCCAGAATTGTGATTTTGGGATTGATGATAAAGAAAAATATGTAGGCCCAAAAACCTTTTGTAGCCAGCGACCAATTGACCCTTTGCCCTCACCGCCTTCGCCATAAATCCAGATGTATTGTTGCATGTAAGAGTTAGTATGGAACATTGAAGCAATGAACATTTTGAAGGCGTCGGCGTTAGTCATTCGGCTAATGACGCTATCCCAGGTAGGCGTTGCCCCCGGCTCGGGGTAAAACGGCACGCGACGAAAGCAGTAACCAAGTTGATCTTTAAACAGAATAGGGTTTTTTACTTCTATTGCATCGCCTCTGTATTTCCAGCTTTCAATTATTTCCTCTGCCTCTTTTTTCTTGACAAAATACCTTGGATCAACTTCAGACATTTCCTCACAGAAATTAGTGACCGCAGCTATTAGCTCATCTCTTTTGGCTGGCACTAATTCAAGGCACTCTTGCTGTCGGAATACCATTCTTGTGCCATTTACCGATGCAGTTTTTAGCTTATATTTGAACGTCGCTTTAAATGTCCCCTTGCCCTCCATGGCGTTGTAAATCGCCTTAGTTAATTTGTCTTTACTGGGCTTGATTGCTGCCTTGATTCCTGCCATACTCGCCTCATTGCCTTATTGGCTTGAAGTTAGGGAAAATCACGGCCTACCTGGCCGTGATTTTTTTTGCACTCCGCGCTATGCTTTTTAGCTCCCTATCATTTAATTCATTTACGCCGAAAGATTTTTTCAGCCAGAAAAACACTTCATTTTCTGAATAACCATGTCTGTATAAATCAGCCGCGATTTTAAACCCCGCTGCATTGCGTCCTTCATTACCGCATACGCCACGATTTATTTTGTCTTGCAACCATCCTGGCATGATCTTAGGAGGTGCCATCGGTATCACATTATCGGCATACTCTTTCAGCTTTATATTTTTAACCGGCATGAGATCGCCTTCATTTACAAAAACGATTTTAGGTGACGGCTTGTAAAGCCTGCCGCCGTCCTTACATGCTTCATCTGATTCATAATGATTAATTAGATTTTCCATGTTCGCGCGGTATAGATTTACGTCGTCTATTCTTTTCTCCCAAGGGATCACAACACGAAAGCGGTCGCTTATGTGTCCATTCTTTCGCTTTTGGTGGCTTACTGTTGTGGCGATGAAACACTGGTAATCCTTGAATGAATCATAAGCCTCTGGCAATTGCATTGAGCTATCAAAGTCGAGAACACAATAATCGGAGAACAAATAATTTTTCGTGTTGCGCGCGCCATCTTTCCAAATGATCGGCGACCAAACTTTTTTTGTCGCTACCTCTGCCATGTCTCTCAGGGTTTTAATTGTGCAGGTAGAAAATTGAGTATGATTTGAAAGCAAATCGGAATCCGACTTGCTGCGGGAAATGAAGCGCATTTATTACCTATCAAGCTGCGGAAGTTAGACAAAGATCATCTAAAAATTTAATGACCGAGTCAACATCGCGCGCGAGAAAATAGCGCCCGTTAAATTTTTTGATCATTTTTTCAAAAAAAATCTGATTTTCTTGTTGACTTGCTTTGCCGGTCTTGACCTCTATACAAAGCATTTTCCCATCAGAGGTAAGGCCGATAATATCGCTTGAGCCTTTACGTCCGTAGCGTATCAATTGCCCATCGCGGTAGGCGGCGCCTGTTTCATTTGACCATACACGACAATCGCTGCGCTGGCCGATGGCTAAAAGGATTTCGGTAACGAGTCGGTTATGTTTTGCGGCTGATCCGGCCATGAGATATTTTTAACATGCTTCCGGTAAAGTTCCATCCCTGCATCAACACCGAATTTTTCTTGCAATTGATACATAACCCAACCACGTTTATATCCGCGCTGTAAAGCCTTACTTACAAGATAATTTATTTTTTTCATTTGCGCCTCTTGACGCTTGATTTCTTTTAACTCACCTGGCTTTATTTCAGGCTCTTTTTTGATGATTTCTATTTCTTCACCACAGCAAGGGCACGCGCCGCGCCCGCGATATATTGCGCCGCATTTTGTGCAGGTCGAGATATTTATCTGAGCCTCACGCCGAGATATTTTTGGTTGCGCTTCTAAATCGCCCTTGCGCTCATCTTCTATAAAACCAAATCGTTCGGTATTGGTTGAATGGTCGAGAACTAAAAAATCAGATTTCCCTGGCGCTGTGCGCGTCCCGCGTCCCAGCATTTGAAACCAAAGGGCTTCGCTCATGGTTGGTCTAAGGATCTGAAGACAAGAGACTTCGGGGATATCAACTCCAGTAGTCAGCACGCCGACCGAAGACAGACAATTGATTCTGCCAGCGGCGAGGTCAGAAAATAATTGTCGCCGCATGTCGTCCGGTGTTGTGGCTTCTATCACTGCGGTTTTTATGCCGCTTGAATTATAAAGTGCTGCCAATTTTTCGGCGTGTCTCACGTTCACGCAAAAAACTATTGTTGGTCTACCTTCCGCATGTTTTCGCCATGAGGAAACAGTATCGGCGCAAAGTCTGGTTTGCATGACCCGGCTAAGATCGCCATTATTAAAGTCGTCGCCTACCATTTTAATCTGCGAAAGGTCAGGCCGTTCGACAGAGAAATAGCGACCCTTCACAAGGTAGCCTTGCTCTTGTAGTTCTGTTATCGAAATCGGATAAATTATCTCATCAGCGATATGCTTGAAACCCTTGCGGTTATACGGCGTCGCGGTCGTTCCTACGATGAATGTATCGGCTGGTAGATTCTCTAAGAGCCATTCATAGCTTTCGCCAAATGAAAGGTGCGCCTCATCAACAATCACAAGCCTGGCGGGCGGGATATGTCGCCGCGAATAGAGCGTTGCTATACTGGCAATGGTCACGTTTGATTGCGCTTCTAACGTGTTTGCGCCTTGGTAGATGTTGACGGGAAAATCAAAACGCCGCGCGGTCTGGTGGACTAATTCTTTTCCGCGAACAACCATTAGCGACGACACACCCCGCGCGAGCGCACGCTGCATCATGGTTGTGAATATTACAGTCTTGCCAGAACCGCACGGCATTTGCAGGATAACGCGGCGTGTCTTCCGACGAAACGCCGCGCTAACCTGTTCGATAGCTAAATTCTGATATGGTCTGAGTATCATCAAAATGGAACATCACCCAAGGCATCGCGCTTGGCCTTTTTGAATCGGCCCTTTAGCATGTCATTAATATTTGAAGGAAGTGCTTTCATTAATTCATCTTTAGAAATAGTTTTCGTTTCCCCGATCCAGGCTATCGACCAAACCATTTCGCCTTTTCCATCCATTTTTTGCGCGACCCGCACCATAACGTCGCCAGTTTCATTCAGGACATTACTGCCCTTGCCGAGCGCGATATCTGCTAAAGCATGTTTCTCGCCATCAAATCCAGCTTCGGCGATCTGATCCAGGAACATATCGTTTATATTCCCGTCGCCTTTAATTGGGCTTCCCATCCAGCGAACAGTTTCAAAATCGACATCAAAGTCAATGAAAAAATAACCCTTGTTGCTATTTTTCCCGACTCCTGCACCATACCCAGAAATCTTTGCCGCGTAATTTTTGTTATTTTGCAACGCCATTTTTTTCGCCACCTTTCAGCCATAGGTTAATTAGATTTCTAAGCACAATAGAAGCATTTAAACCGTCTTTTTTCGCCTTATTTACCAGTTTCTTTTTGGTTGCTATTGGCAACCGTACCGCGAGCGTTTCATATTCCATTGAATTTCTCCGTGAAAATTGTTGAAAAAAAATATTACAGGGTATATTTTTTGTCAAATAACTCTTTACCAAAAAAGGGCAATCATGAGTACAGATTTAACAGTGTATAAAGAACAGGCAGACAGCCTATTGAAATCGGGGTTTCTCCCCGCTTCAATTAAAACTACAGAGCAAGCGATCGCGATAATTCTCAAAGGGAAAGAGGTCGGGTTTCCACCAATGCAGGCGTTTAGTCATATAAACGTAATCAACGGGAAGCCAGCTATCTCTGCCGAGGGAATGAACTACTTAATCAGAAAAACTCACCCACGCGCACGAATTTCCATATTGAAAAGAACTGATTCGGTCTGCGAAATAAAAGCGCAACGGCATAGCGACGAAGCCCCGGTTTTATTTTCTTTCACAATGGACGATGCAAAACGCGCTGCACTTTTAGCTAACCCCTCCTGGCAGAAATACCCGAAGGCAATGCTTTTCGCGCGCTGCTTTTCTGAAATGGCTAGGACACTTTTCCCCGACGCCATCGGAGGTATATCATACACACCCGAAGAAATGGGCGCACAGGTCAACGAATCTGGCGAGGTAATAGATGTTTGATGAACGCGACGAACGCCGCGACCGCGAGGCGCGTGAATATTATAGCATGTCTCCCGCCGAGCATGAGGCGCGCGGGATGCCGCCATGGTTTAAAGAATATGGCTACGCACACCCGCCGCCAGAGGTCATTACCTATTATCTACGCCGGGCAATAATAAATATTCCCGATCTTGAAAAAGCGGCAGAAATCGGCAACTTTTTAGCGAGTATTGAAAATGAAAAAAAAGATTGATTTTATTATCCGAGTTGTCGCGGTCACAGTTTGCTTACCATTATTTATCGTAATGTTTCGGGAAATGAGGCGGCGGGTATGATTTCAATGTCTGAAATAAGGCGTCATTTTCATACAATAAGCAAAGGGTATAACCATGAGTATGAATGTCTTGACTATAAACTTGCTGTAGTAGTCGTGCCTGGTGGTTTGATTTTTAAAAATATTGAATATGATAATGATGAAAAACAAACATCTACAACTATGCTTTTTGTGCCTTGTAAAGATGAAGAAATTAAAGAATGGAGAAAAAAAATAAAACTATGAGTTGCACCGAAATCATTTGCACAAAATGCGGTCTATCCTATTTTCCAAGTTTAAAAGAACCAACGCCGTCGATATGCAAATGCGGCGGTGAGATTTTCGTGACCTATTTTGATGAGGAAGGGGATCATGAATGAAAAAGTATTATTCAATAAAAATCATCGAACACGCCGCGCCTGGCCTTGACCTTACATGGGGCAATAGTGATCGATGATGACGAAATCAGAAGCTTCCAAGTTAGATGCGGTTCTTTTGCAAGAAGTCGAGGATACGCTCATGAAGCAGACGATTTTGCTCAAGAAGCTGCTATCGCGTTTATCCGAGGACGAAAGACGACAATTAAACAGCTTTTTATCGACTATCTACGGGGACGCCATGGTGATTCAAGGCATGGCATCTATCGCCCTGGATCAGGTTGTCGCCATCGAGACGTCAGTATCTACGCGCCGAAGGATGGAGTGGACGGCCCATCTTTCCTGGACACTCTCGGAGATGCTCCAGCAGATTCAAGACCTGACAGAAGCGGTTGGCGAGATCACGTAGATTTAAGTTTGCGCCAAGAGGTGATAGCGAGCCTCTTCTTTGATCACGATATGCGGAATAAGGACATCAGTGAAATATTTGGAGTGACAGAGGCGGCCGTTTCCCAAGCAATACGTACCGTGGGGAAGGAAATTGAAAAAGCAGCGCTCCTTTCGGAGAAACTAAGCGAATACCAAGATGACCCTGATTACTCAAAGCTGTGTGTGGATTGGATAACGATATGAAGGCGATCTGTCCGAAGTGCAACATCAGGCCAAAGAAAAAGCATCTCAATGCGAAATGGTGCTCTGTTTGTGCCGAAGCTTTAAAAAAACAGCCCGTAGGCAGATTGACGCCCAGCCAAGAGCGCAAGGTAAGACGCCTGGCCGGGACGATGCTAATCGATCAGCTAGCAAAGGAGGTCGGATCATCAAATTCGAACCTCGATCGATGGGCCAGACAAAACGGGGTAGACATCAACGGATTGCGATACCCGCCAAAGCTTGTGCAAGACGTCTGCGAGTATTACGTCAAGCACGGAAAGATAAAGACGCAAAAAAAGTTTCCGCATGTAAAAGTCCGCTCGATTGTCGAGCGATACACCCATGAGCCCCGCCGGGTCAGATGGAAACCGGGCCAGCTAATTGCGCTGGTCAAGATTGCCGGTTTAATTTCTCACAAAGACCAGGCGCTATTTTTCAATCGTCCCAATGCTCAAGCTGGGTCGATCAAATCTGCTTGGATGAAAATCTTTAAGTCTTCTGGTGGGTCGATTAACGGCCTGTCGCACTGGATGGCCCGCCACTTCGTCAAATTTAGCTGCCCTTATTATGAAACCGGATATTGGGTAACAGAGCGTGGCCTTACCGAGCAAAGGCGAACTATAGCGCTGTGGGTGGATGTGGCCGCTCACCTTCGACCCGATGTGCCTGATCATTTGGCGTCGGCAATTCATGCAATGGCAAAATTTCAACGTTGGGTCCATGGGCGCGATTGCATAAGAAGCATCCAAAACATACTGGAGGGAAATCTAAATGGCGTTGGTTAAAAAGAATCAAACAGAAGTCGCGGTAAAAGACGAGATATTCGATACCCGTCGTGTAGTCCAAACCCTCGAAGGCCTGATGACCCGCGTCACAGACACGGACATTTCAGCGGACACCGTCAACGCTGCGTGTAATTGCGCGGATAAGATTGTCGATATCCTGCGCCTGCATCTTGACGTGGAAAGACTCAGAAGAAAGACGGGAGCGAAAGAGGGATGAGCCTGGAAAACAAACTGGCAGCCGAGATTAGAGCGTACAACGAGGGACGTCCCACCATGACCCCAGATCAATTTGATGCTGAGTTTGAGGTGTTCTGGAAAAGAGCTGGCCTCTTTGAGGAGATTGCAGCAGAGCGCGAGAAGCAGGATGCTAAGTGGGGTATCCAGAACCATGACCCTTTTAAGTGGATTTCCATTTTATCAGAAGAGGTTGGCGAGGTGGCAAAAGCCGCTAATGATTCATTCTGGTGTGGAGAAAACCCCTTGGTTGCTTACGACAAAAAGAAACTAAAAGACTACCGCGCTGAGCTGATCCAGGTCGCAGCGGTGGCGGTGAGCATGATCGAATGTCTGGATAGGGGGAAGTGGTGACACAGATAGAGATGACCGAGCGAACAGAAAAAACTGTACACCTGTCTACCGAGGGCGAAGTTGGTGAGCTGCTTTGCGCCCTGTACAGAGATATTTGGATTGAGGCACACTACGACCCCGATAATGAGCGCACGGAAAAGTATGCAAAAAAGTTGCTCCCAGCGATTCAACGACTGAATAAAATTTTAAAATTTAAAAGATAGGGGAAGTGGTGAAATTCTTCAAACGCAAAACAGACCTTGAGAATCGGGTGGCGGAGTTAGAGCGACTTCTGAATGTACTCAGTGACAGGTTGTGGAAAGTAGACTCAGGACACACTAAATGGCGGCAAGAATTTAACGCAGCAACAAAGCGCCACAACGACATTATGGAAAAATGGGCCGAGGCTCTACTGAAGGCGGTGAGTAAATGAAAAAATATCGCAAAAAGCCGGTAGTGGTAGAGGCGTGGCAAGCGGTTTTTGGGTGTATGCCTGATTGGATCTTGCAGGCCGAAAAAGACGACATGGTCAGGCTTAATTTAACGGAGGTGTATGACTACTTACATTCGACATGGATACGCTACGAAATCGGGGATTACATAGTCAAGGGAACCAGAGGCGAGTTGTACCCGGTGAAAAAAGAAGTGTTTGAAGAAACTTATGAGGAGGTGGAATGAAAACCAACATAAACGAAATGACACACGAAGAAATCATAGCACTGACACCAGAGCAATTAGATTGGCTGGTGAAATACAGATGCGCTGAAAATGGTGTGAAGAACCTGCCGAGGCCGGTGCAGCCGGAGGCTTTTATTCCAGACTTTGACTATGTTGTTTATGAAGCCGGTGGTTTTTATTTCACTTGCCAAGATGAAGCGGCGCAGTTCTGCGATTTCTTAAATTCGTCAGAAACTATCGTCAAACTAGATTACGACTGGCAAACAGGGTCGCATTACAAGTACAGCAATCCTCTGGCTGACAATGATTTGTATCCAATCTCCCCGCGCAAATGCTTCTCCCGCGAAAAATACGCAACGCTGAAAGGCAAATTGCAGGACGTCGAAAAAGAGAAGACTGAGTACAAAAAACAGCTAGAGGAATGGGAGAAAAACGAAAAGGAAGTAGCGTGCTCGCGCGATGAGGTTATGCACGTTTATGATGACCACATGCGGCAAGAATGCCTGCTAAAGCAACACATCGCTAATTTTCGCTATTACAAAGAATTGTCAAACGGCGACGCTGAGATTGCAGAGAAGTTTTTCCGCAAAGCATATTCAGTAAATAACGACGACCTTGAGAAAATTAAAGAAGCAGTAACAAAGGAAAACAAATGAAAAAGAAAACTGTTAAGAAGGCAGCGAAAAAATCAGAAAGATACGTAATCGTCCGAAGCGCACAGGCTGGGGTTTTTGCTGGCGTGCTGGTGTCCTGCAAAGGGCCGTCGGTGACTTTGAAAAACGCTAGACGGATCTGGTACTGGGATGGGGCCGCCAGTCTTTCGCAGCTTGCTATGGAAGGAACGAATTCGCCTGAGAATTGCAAGTTTCCCGCTCCAGTGGGTCTAGTAGAAATCTTTGAGGCATGCGAAATGATTGATTGTACCGATGTGGCTCGAGCGTCAATTGAAGTGGTGAAGCCATGGGCAAGATAAGCGGCGACGGCTACGGAAGCGGCGACGGCAGCGGCAGCGGCTACGGAAGCGGCGACGGCTACGGCAGCGGCTACGGCAGCGGCTACGGCAGCGGCTACGGCAGCGGCAACGGCTACGGCAACGGCGACGGCAACGGCGACGGCTACGGCTACGGAAGCGGCGACGGCAGCGGCAGCGGCTACGGCAGCGGCAACGGCTACGGCAACGGCGACGGCAACGGCGACGGCTACAGCTACGGAAGCGGCGACGGCAGCGGCAGCGGCTACGGCAGCGGCTACGGCAGCGGCTACGGCAGCGGCAGCGGCTACGGCAGCGGCTACGGCAGCGGCTACAAAGTCATAAAAGAATTAGCCCGATGAAAACCTACACCCTAAAAGACATCGACGATTTAAATCCATGTTCTAATCCGCGCGATTTTGTCGCTGAAGATTGGTCGGGTACTTTGCTTGATATTTTAAATGTCGAAAAAGCAAAACCTGCTGATCGTATTTGGGTAGCCACTAAACTGCTCGACGATAAAACGAATAGGCTTTTTGCAGTATGGTGCGCTCGTGTGGCTTTGAAGCTGGTTAAGAATCCAGACCCTAGAAGTATAAACGCTTGTGATGTAGCCGAGCGATTTGCGAACGGCAGGTCGACAAAAGAGGAGCTGGCTGCTTCTGCTTCTGCTTCTGCTTCTGCTTCTGCTTCTGCTTCTGCTGCTGCTGATGCTGCTGCTGATGCTGCTGCTGCTGCTGCTGATGCTGCTGCGCGTGAAAAACAAATTGAGAAGTTGAGGGAGGTGGTAAACGATGTTGCACGATAAGCGCGGCGTGCCTGTAATGGTTCACGACGTTCTCAAAATGTTTCACAATGAAGAAATAGCCGAAAAGTTTTTCCGTAAGGCACATTCGGTAAATAATGAAGAACTTGAGAAAATTAAAGGGGCCATGAAACAGGAGGCGGTGCAGTGAATATAGAAATAAGACTAGACGATCTATTTGTTAAAGAGAGTGAAAAGGGGATGACAGCTAAAGAGGCATTGCGTCGAGCTGTTATTGATGAGGTCTATTCCGAGCTTTGGCCAACTGTAGCTGAACAGGCAAAAGAGCAAGTTGCGTCAGCGATTTATGAAGAAACACCAGGTATAGTCACTAAAGAATTAACTAAAATATTTAGCGACGTAATCGACCATGAATTTCAAGAAGTCGCTACATGGGGCCAACCAAGGGGAACTTGGTCAGTAAGAAAAAGGATTCTTGACGCTGTTGAAAAATCTTGTGTGTTCAAAAATGAGTACCACCGCCAAGACAATAATGCTTTCACAAAGGCGGTTTTATCGACCGTTGAAAGCTGCATGACTGACTTCAAGAAAGAATTTACTGACAAGATAAAAAAAGAGCTATGCGATGAGGCTATGAAATACGCTGTCACGGAGCTATCGAAGCGGCTGGGGGTTAAATGAGCGACCAGATAACATGCCCGTTTTGCGGGAGAGGATGCAATGCCATCGGCTACCATGAACAGGGTAAGGCACACGAGACACAATGCCCTATAGGTGGTTACACATTTACAGGAGAGCAGTGGGCCATGCGCCCACCGAAAAAAGATGCGCCGCAAGGTAGAGCCATTTTGTCGGAAGTTGAATGGCTTAGGCAGATGGTCGCGGCGTTGACGATTGAGCCAGAGCCGAAGCACTACGCGGTGACATATCCAAGCAACATTTCACAGCCAGAAAAGCCAGAGGTCATTTATGCTTCCAGAGAAGGGACAGCGAAATAAGACACCCTGCCCGCGATCCCAGGGCAGGCAGGGTTTTAAACGGAAGGTCGACGTAAAGGAGATATGCGCTATGCAAACCGCACCTGGTCTTGGTTCAAATAATGATCGGCGGATTCTGGAGAAACCTTTAGAAAATCTATCAGAAGACAACGGGGGAATTTTCATTTGCCCCCAGTGTAAGGGTAACGCTTCCAGGTACGGCGGCCCTGTATTCGGTGCCCGTGATATACTGATCAAAAGATGCACAGAACACGAAAGGAGCAAACATGCAAAGGATCTTGACACTTTTATCAAAGGCCGCGACCGCGTTGATCCGCGCCCGCCAGCGTACAAGCGTACCGGTGCGAGAAAAACTTTGGGCTGAGGTCTTTAAGACAATTGAAAAATCAGAGGGTCTTAGGTATTTGCGCTAGTTGAAAGTGCATAGGGTCGGGCCGAGAGAATCGCCCTCCGTAGGTAAATCCTGCCGCTTCCATACAGGCAATAAACAGAGGCGACCAGGATGCGGCCCCACCTAGCGGATTTTTCTTAGCGTTAAAATCAATTGCTAAGCCCCAAGAATGGAAACTTGGGACGCCTGGCACGCCTCGAATCCAACGCACGTTAAAGCACCCATCAAAAGTCTCTAATTCCAAATGTGCGCCGCAGGAAATGAGCCTTTGGAAGGCATCACCTAAAGGCCCGACCATGTCCTTGTTACAGAAAATCCTGTAGACCGGCTTGCCCAGGTAGTTTCTCAGCACGATTTCATTCGGCACCATGACCGGGACAATCCAGTCAGGCGCGTTTTTCCAGAACATGCCGCCTTCGGGCACCGCGCCAAGGTTGCCATAGCGCGCATAGCAGTCTTCGATTTTCATGCTTTAGGCATTTGCTCGACAGGTACGCCAAGGGCATCGGCCATAGCCTTGACGACCTTATCGTCAAGTTTATTTTCGGTCGTTTTCGACCACGTCTCCAGCATGGCAATCAGGGCGCGGGCTAAGAATGTCTCGGTCATCAATTTTGCGATAAGTCCAAGTGCGAGTTTCAAGGCGAGGTCTTGCATTTTGTAAGTCCCTTATTTTGGTGAAAGCGGCGTCAAGGTCGCGCCGCATTTTAAAATGGGCAGTAGTCACCCAGGCGGCCCAAGAGATAACCGAGCCGAAACCCATGACGATGATTTGTTCTACAATTTCATTCATGATAAAAACCATCGGATGAAAAGGCAAAAGCATAAGGAAATTATAACAGGAAAAAGCGATAGCAAGATTGCAGCTTTGATAGGAAATTCGATAATAATGGTGTCTTTTGTCTGCTTTTCCCGGATGGTTTTCTCTAGATTGTCTATTGCATCGGCCACGTCTGCCGCCCCGCGCTCGGCGTCACGACGCAGAAAGTCCGATACTCTAGTTTCCACCCAACGCTACCCAGGCAGCGAAAACGAAATCGGTGCCGTCGTGTACTTTATTTTCTTCCGGGCAAGGCTGCCAATCGCTGTCAGATTCATCGCGCGAATGGAGGTAGTTGATGCAGTGGTCGGCAGAAGTAGGAAGCCTGTCGCCGGGGAAGTGTTTTTCGTCCAGCAACAGGCTGTGAGCCTTGGTGCCTCCAGTATACTTCTCGTAAGCTGCGACATACAGTGCGTTTAAGGGTTGGCGCTCGGCTTGGTCTTTCAGGGTTTTTAGCTCAATATCAGATATAGCACCGCGAACACGGCCAGACAGGAGAACGCGGAGAACGTCCAAGTGCGCACGAAAGCCCGTATTGACCCCAATCGCGTCGTCTGAGCCTTGCCCATCTTGCGTAAGTCCAAGTAATGCACCATTCATATCCTTCGCGATAGAGATAAGCTGTGGAGTCATGAGACATCGGCTGATTAAGGTTTCATTGTCTTTAGCCTCGCCCATGATCCAGTTGTTTGCTTGGCCGTATTCCACAATCTCTCTGATGTTCTGTTTGTCTTTCGTGCTCCACAAGTGATGGAACAGACCGAGAAACATATCCCGCGAGATAGTAGAGGCCGAGCCGTTTGGCGCACCGTTGATAAAACAATCGCGCTGCGGGTTTCGGTGCCATTTTCCGGGTAACGCCGGGTCTTCCCAAGCTGAAAGGTCTACCCCGCCGCAAGCCGTGGCGAAAAGGGAGGTGAAAAGTAAACTATCACACCTGTCGTCCATAAAGCCGCGTTCCGCTAATATGCGCTTCCCCTGTTCACAGTAGAAGGCTTTCTTCGCAGCCAAAGCCTCATTAGGCGCAGTGTCTTCCGCCTTGTTATCGCGCTGGAAGTAGCTGCACGATGTTACACAAGCGAGAAAATGTGACACAAAAAATAATGGGAATAGGTTTTTCATTCATTGATCCATCACTATGAAGTGAACCCTGTAGGTCACAGAGCTGCCCGTTTCGTTTTTCAATTCGTGAGTAGTCGAAGCCGTTTTGAAGAATCTTGTTGCCGTTCCGGCGTCTGTTGCGGACCAGCTACCGCCCGAAGAACTAATTAACGCTGTGCTTGTCCCGCCTGTTATAAATAAAGCATGGTCGTTGTTTGTTGTGTTGCTTACGAGAACAAGCGTAGCTTTGCCCGAAGTCGTAAATACTTGCGAAGAACCGTTTGTAAGCAGTAACCCTGACCCAGAAAATTTGTCAAAGCTCACGCCAGACGATACAGAACTGCCCAATGTCCGATTTAGTGACCCCTTAAGTATGTGCTCAACAGACCCACTCGGCCCAATAGTCCATACGCCTGTTCCGTCAACATTCCCCGCAGATACTTTCGCCCCACCGCTTCCGGTAGTTTCAAAAAGCAGTTTGCAGCTATTGCCGGTGCAAGGAATTGGCCTGTCAATTGCCATGGCAATTGTTGGGAGGAAACAGAGAATGAGTAGAAGTTTTTTCATGTGGTCACCTATTTTACGGTGTAAGAAAATGAATAATACATGGCTTGATTGCTGTCTGGTGTTGCTGTTCCAGGCGGAATGCTAAACGCCGCCTTATCGTTTGGCGAGTCGCCTTCGATTCTCACGGGCGTGTAATAAACAACACCAACCCCGGATAAATCATACGAAGTTGCTAAATTTGAAGCTATCGGGAGCGACAAATTAAACGATGTGGCCGCCGCACCTGATGTGGGATCAATTTCAATTGTCCCATAAACCGTCACAACATTATTTACTTTAGTGAAAAACGCTTGACGCATTGTTGATGCGGCTACGTTTGTTGTGTTTGAAATAGTCGGTGTGTAAACACCGGAATACGATTCAGACATAACAACCGACACCCCACCCGGCGCGATTGCCTGAATCGTTTTCGTTAATGCGTTATATGCGAGTTTTGTAATTAGGTTCATGTGTGTCCTTTAAATTTAAAGCCTCACAGCCGACAAATATCCGGTCATGTTCGACGTTCCTGTTGATGTTTTTGCTCTTATTTTAATTGTCTTGTTGGCATCGCCGGTCAAAATGGTCACACATCTTGGCGCAAATGTGTGAGATGTTGCTAAACGAACACCGCTTGCCCCATCGTCAACGGTCGCTAAAAGATCATTACCACCCGTCCCAGTGTTTGACCCCTTGATGTAAAAATAAGCAATCGTGCCTATAACGCCTGTATTACCGTCGGCCTGTTGAGATCCAGATATTAACCAAACGCCGTCGGTTAGAGTCAAACTTACTAAATCGGCTTCGCTGGTCCCGATTGCTGTTGGGCCAGCCGTTGCTGTAAGATTTTCGCCGATGTATCCAACCGCAGTTGTATTGATAGCACCCGGCACCGTCCCGCCTTTCACAATCCCCGCCGCAATAGCCGTCGCCTCTTTCACCCCAGTAGGGGACGCACCAACCACCGCACGAACCCGTACCGCAGTCGCCGCTGCGTCGAAGTAAGTCTGTAGCGATCCTTTGAGTTGAGTAGAATCAGCGCGAACCGCACCCTCACCCGTAGTCCAATGCCAGTCATTTGAAGCATCCTTGTAGCCAACCTGAAGCGAAGGTACTTCAGATAGGCCGTGAGAAATCGGG